CCGGCAAACTCGGCATCGGGGGGTCCCCTGGTCAGCGGTCCCACAACCCCAGGTGACCGCGAACGAGCGTGCTGCTGTGCGTGCGCCGGGGTCGCTCGAGGACCCAATGCCACTTGCCCGCCTGTGCCCACTCACTGGACGAGTCCCGGACCACGTCGACGAGCTGCACCGTCGCGATGACGACGCCGTGGACGTGACAGAGCGGGTCGCGGTCGTCGACGTCGACGCGGTCGTACCCGGTACCGGCATGGATGGCGAAGCGGTCACCGGGCACGAGGACGGGCACCGGCGTCCAGGTCCGGTTCTCGACGTCCTTGATGCCGAGGGCGATGAGTCCGGCCCACGGCTGTCGTACGGTGAGTGCTTTCACACCCACATCTTACGGCGCTTACGGTCGTTAGAGCGAGTCCCCCACCGCGTCGAGCAACCAGTCGGGGAACCGATAGCCGCCGCTCTGCAACATGACCAGCCGCGCCGCCAGTGCCTCGGTGGTGGCGTCGTGGAAGCTGGCGCCGTCGCAGAAGCCGTGGATGCGGACCCGCTCCGTGCCGGTCAGTGCCTCCATCCGCCGGTTGCTCTGCTCGATCCACTCGACCGGCAGGGCGTCGTCGTCGACCGCCGGGATCGGACCGGCGTAGCGGGTGGTGTGCACGTGGGTCAGCCAGCCGTCGTCGCCGCAGGTGTGGACGAGCAGGTCGCACTGGTAGTTGTCGCTCGACCACTTGCACAGGACACGTCGATCGTCCATCACCATCCCCATTGCTTCCCCTTCGGCTTGGGCATCTCGTCGAGTCCGATGCCGGTGGCGACGACCAGCAGGCCGACGTCGAGCGCGGCGGCGATGGTCGCTTCGTGCAGTCGGGTGAGCGCCGGGTCGGACAACTCGAGGTCGGTTTCGACGCACACCCGCAGCGTGACCCGTCGCCGCTCACTCATGCTGCACCCGGATGAAGAACGCCGGGTTCTCCCGCCACGCCCGATCGGTCGGCATGATCCAGTGGAACCAGTCGCAGTCCGGGCATCGGTAGCAGATGTGCTCGGAGCTGTAGGACGTGAGCGGCACGAACACCTGACCCATGAACCCGGGCTGGTGGGCGTCGCAGATGTGCATGACCCGCGGATCGTACGCTGCCGCCCATGAGCACCGAGACGACCACCCACAACATCGCGGCACCGCTGGCATCGCTGGCAGCACCGCTCACCAACCTGACCGAGCTCCCCGGCAACCCACGTCGAGGCGACATCGACGCCATCGCCCGGTCGCTGCGCGTGTTCGGTCAGCGCAAGCCGATCACCGCCCGGGTCACCGGCACCGACGAGCAGGGCGGCCCGGTCGGATACGTCACCGCCGGCAACCACACGTTGTGTGCGGCGCGGGACCGTCTCGGCTGGTCGCACGTCGCCGTGGTCTGGATCGAGGAGGACGAGACGACCGCCAACGCGTGGGCACTGGCCGACAACCGGCTGTCGGAGATCGGTGACAACGACCCCGACGCCCTCGCCACGCTGCTCGCCAGCATCGCCGAGACGGACGCAGTGCTGTTCGCCGCCACCGCCTACACCGACGACGACCTCGCCGCCCTGCTCGACTCCGGCCTGGTACCCCCGGGCGACGCCGACATCATGGACTTCCCGCAGAGCTGGGGCGTCATGGTCGACTGCGACGACGAGGCCACCCAGGTCGAGCTGCTCACCCGCCTCGCGGGCGAGGGCTTCCGGGTGCGGGCGTTGATGTAGATGGAGACGACGATCAGCTTGCGCGCGCCGGTGACGAGCACGGCGCGGGTCCTCCAGGCGGGGACCATGTTCGACCACCCGCCCACCGACTGCATCGACCGCACCTGGCACGTCCACCTGCCGGTCGAAACCCAGCCGTGGTCGGTGGGGTTGATCGTCGGGCCGTCCGGGGCGGGCAAGTCCTCGGTGGCCCGCGAGTGCTTCCCGGTGTCGCCGGTGCCGGTGTGGCACGACGACCGCAGCATCCTCGACGACTTCCCCGCCGGCATGAGCATCCGCGACATCGTCGACCTGCTCACGTCGGTCGGCCTGGGCTCGACGCCGAGCTGGATGCGCCCGTACCGCACCCTGTCGACCGGGGAACAGTTCCGGGCCATGTGCGCTCGCCAGATCGCTGAGGCGCCCGAGGGCAAGATCATCACCATCGACGAGTTCACGTCGGTGGTCGACCGCCAGGTGGCGCAGGTGGCGTCGCACACGTTGGGCAAGACGGTGCGCCGTACCGGGCGCCAGCTCGTCGCGGTCACCTGCCACTACGACGTGGTCGACTGGTTGCAGCCCGATTGGGTGTACCAGCCGCACGCCGACACGTTCACGTGGAGGTCGGTTCAACCCCGACCAGGCGTGGACATTGGCATCTATCCAGTCGATCGTGCCGCGTGGCGCGTGTTTGCACCACACCACTATCTGAGCGACTACCTGCAACCGTCCGCCTGGTGCTTCGGGGCGTTCGTCAACGGCCAATGCGTGGGCTTCCAGTCCTATCGACACTTCCAGCACCCGCACGTACGCAATCTCAAGCTGGGACATCGTCTCGTCGTGCTGCCCGACTGGCAGGGGCTCGGCATCGGCGGTCTGCTCAACGACGTCATCGCCGAGATGCTCTACCAGCAGGGGTTCCGCTTCCGGGCGGTGGTCGCGCACCCGGCGATGGTGCGGATCATGGCCCGCAGTCCCCGCTGGCAGCTCGTGACGCACACCACCCGACCGGAGGAGCTACGCCACGGCTCCAAGACGCCCCGCTTCGCACGCCAGCAGTCCGACCCGCGCCGGTTCAACACGTACTCGTTCGAGTACATGCCGCCGAAGAACAGTTAGTGCTCTAACGGTGCTACGCTTCGGCCATGACTGATGCACGCACCACCACCACCCGCAAGAAGCCCGCTCCGAAGAAGCCGGTGACCGGCATCAACGTGCTGATCCCCAGCGCGCTGCACCGCCGGTTCCGGGTCAAGGCGTTCAACGACGGACTGACGATGGCCGAAGCGGTCGAGGCGGCAGTGCGGGAGTGGCTGCGATGAGCGACGGCCCGTTCCGACGACTGCACACCAAGGAACGGGAGCTCACCCGGGCGCTGCTCGCCAAAGGCTGGACGCTGCGGTACCTCCGCAACGGGCACCTCCGCCTCGAGCATCCCGGGGGCGTCCACAGCGTGGTCATCCCCGGCACGCCGTCCGACTGGCGCTCGTGGCGCAACTTCCGGGCCGACGTACGACGAATCGAGCGTGCGACCCAGGACTAGCTAGTCCTCGTCGCGCTCGCGCTCGGGCTCGTCGGGCGTGACGTCGTCGTCGTCGCCGGTGCGACCGAGGGTCGTGTCGGCGTTGATGTCACCGGTCGAGCCGCCCTGCGTCGGCTCCGACTGCTGCTCCGACTGCTGGTCGGGCTGCTCGGGCTGCTGTGCGGCTTCCTGGGGGTCGCGCTGCTCGGTCATGGGCACGACCGTACCCGGCAGATAGCCGTCTATCACCCGTGCCAGCCCGGTGCGGGTTAGGGTCTGCGGGCAATGAGCGACTACGTGACCGACTCGGGGTTGGTCGTGCACGACCGCCGTTACTGGCGTGACGACCCGCGCTCATGGCCGCCGAACGAGAACGTCGACCCGCCACCGCCCGATCAACCGGGCGTCGGACCGAACATGAGCGAAGGCTTCGGCAACGACCACGTCATGTACCCGGACCCGACGATCGAGCCGCAGTACACGACGCCGGTCACGGTGCCGCCGATGCAGGCGTGGTCGGGCTGGCCGGTCGAATGGTCGACCCCGACCTGGGGCGCGACGGTCGGCGTGCCGGAGATGATCGCCCGGGTGAGCACCGCGTTCGGGGCCATCGACCTCAACAGCTCGATCGTGTCGACGATGCCGCCGTACCGCCTGCAAGGGTGCGAGGTCGTGCCGTCGCTGCCGTGGATGAGCAACCCCCAGCCGGAGGTCTACACCGGCTGGTGCGAGGCCATGAAGCAGGTGATGGTCAGCTACCTGGGCGGCGGCGAGGCGTTCCTGTGGGCGACCAGCCGCTACGCCGATGGCACGGTACGCAACTGGGTCATGCTCAACCCGGACTGGGTCGACGTCGAGATGATCGGCCAGATTCGCCGCTACGAGATGCTCGGCACCGACATCACCGAGGACTGCCTGCACCTGCGCTACATCTCCTGGCCCGGCTACCCGCGGGGCATGGGTCCGATGCGGGCGTTGGCGACGACCATGTTCGGCACCCAGGCCCTCGAGCAGTACGCGGCCAACCTGGCGATGCGGGGCGGCATCCCGTGGGGCGTGCTCACCACCCCCGGCAACCTCAAGCAGGCCCAGGCGGAGACGTTGCGCGACAACTTCGTCATGGCCCGCATGAGCTCGAACGGTGCGCCGGCGGTGCTGTCGGGAGGGACGACGCTCACCCCGTTCAACATGAACCCGCGCGACATGGCGCTCATCGAGCTGCGCCAGTTCGGCGAGGCACGCATGTCGGTGCTGCTCGGCGTCCCCCCGATGCTGATGGGCCTGCCCTCGGGCGACACCTCGATGACCTATCGCAACGCCGAGAACATCTACGACTTCCACTGGCGTGCGTACCTGCGCCCGAAGGCGGCGGCGCTCATGGAGGCCATCTCCAACTGGACGTTGCCGAGCACGCAGTCGATCGAGCTCAACCGCGACGACTACGTGAAGCCCGATTTCGACAAGCGCGTCGCCGGGTACCAGACGATGTTCAACATCTACGACCCGGTGACCGGCCAGCGTGCGATCACCGTCGAGGAGATTCGAGCCGCCGAGCGCCTCGCCGCCTTCGACGCCGTGGACGTGACCGAGGGCTCGCTGACCACGACCGGCGGGCAGTCCGCCGAGTACGCCGACCCGGCGACCCAGGTCGTGAGCGGCAACCCGACATGAGCGACGACGAGCTCGTCGACGACGTGCTCGCCAGCGTCGTGCCCCTCGGCGGCGAGGCGACCCCGCAGGCGGAGGCGCTGGGCGACGCGGTGGCTCGTCAGATCGCAGCACGACCGGAGAACTACAGCTCGGCCGAGAACTACGTCGCCGGTCGACTGTCGACCATGCCACCGTTCGACACGCAGCACCCGAGCGTCTGTCTGCCCTACGCACGAGCGGCGATCGACGCGCTGAACGACTGGGAACCGGAGGACTCATGAGCGAGCTGTACACCCGCGCCTACCCGGCAGTCATCGAGCGCACCGGACCCCGCACGCTGACCGGACGTCTCGTCCCCTACAACGTGAGCACGCACGTCGCCGACCCGACCGACGAGCCGGGCAAGTTCGACATCTACCGGGAGGGCTTCCGCCGCGGTGCGTTCGACCCGCAGGTGATGACCCGGGAGAAGGGCGTGCTCAACAAGATCGGCCTCATCCACCGCCACGAGGGCGGGCTGGGGTTCCTCGGCCCGTTCGTCGCGCTCCGCAACGCCGACGACGGGCTGTGGGGCGACGTGACCATCCTGCCGTCGAAGGCCGACGACGTGGGTGCGCTGCTCGACGCCGGCGTCGACGAGCTGTCGATCGAGTTCCGTCTGCCCCGGGCCGACCACACCAGCATCGACGACCAGGGCGTGCGCTGGCGCACCCGAGCGCATCTCGACCAGGTGGCGCTCGAACCGAAGGGGGCGTACTCGTCGGCGGCGGTGATGGCGTACCGGGCCGAGATGGACGAGGACGCCAAGGCCCAGCTCGAGGCCAAGGCGGACGAGGAACGCCTGGCCGCGGAGTCGATCGCCAAGGGCAACGCCGAGGCCGAAGCGGACGAGCGACGGCGGCGCTGGGCCGAGTACGCCGACCGGGTCGACGTCGAGCTCGCCAAGCAGGCGGAGCTGGTGAGCACCTACGGGGTGACCGCACCGCGGGGCTACCGGCGCCTGGAGGCTTGACGCGCGGGACTGATAGACGTCTATCATCCCGGCCTAGCTGAGGTGACGACTCCGTCACCGTGGCTGCCGGTGACGACCGCGACACTCCGGCAGGAGCCGCCTCGCCCGGGCCACGGCACGCCCGCCCGATGCGCTGAGAATCTGCTGTTCCTGCACACCGGAGGTCTGTCATGCCGCACGCTCTCGTCGAGGGCTACATCAACGAACGCGACTCACTGCTCAACACGGTGAACGTGCTCAAGAACACCGCCGCCGATCACCAACGCGACCCCAGTGACGAAGACCTGGAGGTCATGCAGAACGCCTACACGCGCATCGACAAGCTCGACGAGCTCATCAAGGTCGTGGGCGAGGACCGCAGCATGGACGGCGACATGCGCGACCGGCTGCTGCGGGCGACGCCGCCCGAACCGGGCGGGGTCAAGTACCGCTCCGGTGGCGAGATGGTGTGGGACTGCCTGCACGCCAACTACGGCTCGCTGCACGACGCCAACGACCAGGAGGCGAAGCGGCGGTGGGACGGCGTGATGAAGCGTGCCGCCCAGCACATGGGTACCGGTGACGGTTCGCTGACCACGCCGGTCGCCGGTGGCATCGGTGCGCTGTACGTGGTGCCCGTCGTCGGCCCGGTCATCTCGCTGTTCCCCCTCGGCCAGCCGTGGTTGACCGCGATCGGCAAGCGCCCGGCGCCCGACGCGATGGCGTTCACCCGGCCGCGCATCGTCGACCCCGACTTCACCGATGGTGCGGCACCGCAGACGCTCCAGAAGGCCGAGCTCTCGTCCAAGAAGTTCGACATCAAGGCGGACCAGCTCGCGCTCGCCACCGTGGGCGGCTACCTCAACGTCTCCCAGCAGCTCATGTCGTTGCAGCCGTCCGGCTGGGACCTCATCGTGGCGCAGCTCCAGAACCGGGTCGCCTACGCGGGCGAGGCGGCGCTGCTCGCCGAGGTGCAGAAGACGAGCGCCAAGGTGACTCTCGCTGCGGGGGCGAACTCGGGCGCGGTACTGGCGGCGCTGTTCCAGGCGGCACAGCTCGTCTACACCAACACCAAGTCGTTGCCGACGTGGATCGCCTACGGCCCGGCCGGGTGGGCGATGCTCGGCTCGCTGGTCGACGGGGCGGGGCGTCCGCTGTTCCCGTTCCTCGGTGCCACGAACGCGATGGGTACCGCCAGCCTGGGCGACTTCAACCTGGGGCCGCTCGGCTTGCAGCAGATCATCACACCCGCCATCACCGACACCCGCATCTTCGTGGGCAACAGCCTCGGCATCGAGGCGTACGCCTACCCGTTCCCGATCCTCGAAGCGCCCGAGCCCGCACTGCTCGGTCGCCAGGTGGCGGTGGCAGAGGCGATGGCGTTCTACCGCCCGACGACGACCGAGGCCGGACCGTCGAACACCCCGCCCGCGAAGCAGGACGGCGTGTGCTTGGTCGGTCCCTGATGTCGGACATGACCACGGCGTCGATGCCCTTCGGCGTCGGCCTCCCGACAGACGAGCAGTTCGACGCCCCGGCGGACGCGGCACTGGCCCGTGTCCGCCAGGCGCTCGACTACTACGACCAGAGCTACCCCGCCTACCTCACCCCCGCCGTCCCGGCGACGGGGGCGACGGCGGGCATCCCGGGCGCGTTCACCCCGGCCGGGTGCACCCCGCCGCTCAACGTGCAGAACCTCATCCAAGGCGTCCCCCGGCGGGTCACCGCCAGCCCGAACACGCCGTGGACGACCGGCCAGTACGTCCAGACCGTGACCGCCGGCGCGCCGGGACGGGCGACGTGGACGGG